CAGGACCTATGACGGCCCATGCAAAAGAGAGGTGTCAAAGTTTTCGAACTTTGTACTCTCCTGCCTGGTGCATGAGGTAGCTTCTTCGACTATATATAATGGATATTTGTTTGTTGACGGGAGTATAACATGGTTGGTTAATGAGTTAGAGAAGTTGTATGACGGGGTACAATTAAATAGTTCCCTTTATGCTGTAATAATTATTTCACTTATTTACATGTTAGTATCTACTTTCACACATTTATCATCACATATACTAGCAAAAATTCTTTACGTGTTAGTTATCATTAAAACTTTAACAAAAAATGTTGATTCATATTCCATTTATAGATTTTGTAAACCAAGCATTCTGAAGATAATAATTGTTGTATTATTATTTAAGAATGTAACTTGTATGCAAATTAACAAACCTGTTTATTTAGGGTTTCAATGGTTACCAGTTATAATACTAGCAATTATGCTGTTTAAGCGAGTACTTGGTAGACTAAATTGGACTCAAGTAAAGGAGCAAATAGAAGTGTACAGAGTTTGCCCTGTTGTTAAAGGTTCCATTAGAATACCTTATCTTTCAACCATCAAAGAATTTGATTCCATTGTTAATTATCGCATTTACAAACCCAGTAGGGAAAGGAAAGCTCATATTAAACCTAATGAGCAAAGTGATAAATTTAAAGAATTAGCTGGTACTTACATAATAGGACCAGTATTTGACTCAGTCATCCCAATAGTGTTCAAGAGAAGTAAAAATAACGAATTTATTTCTTTAAAAACTAGAGTTCTCTTAGATCCAGGAACTAATTGTAATATTACTTATTTCCTGGAGTGTGCAAAAGCTTTTGAGGATGACATTTTACACCCAATTTATAGATTTAAGCAAAAAGTTAATAATTATGAAGTAGATTTTGAACAACCTCAAATTGTTGATATTAGAGTGATTTTTGATAGTCCCATTCCTTATGTCACTAAATCGTTTGAACAATATTGCAACACTAAACGTTTTCCACCAAGTAGAGTTAAACAAATCTGTGACTGGAGAGAGAAAGTGGCAATGCAAGACTTTAATATTAAGCAATTTACTTATTCAACATTTATAAAGAAAGAAAAATTAATGCTTGTTACAAATTCTGATTATGAACCAGCACGTCCAAGGGCAATACAAGGGGTATCTAACCTTGCAAAAGCATTGTATGGACAATGGTTCTATAATTATAGTTTAGTTTTAAAATCCATTTTGCATTATAATCATCAATTTTGGTACTGTAATGGTGCTAAAAATTCTCATTTCACAAAATGGATTCACAATGCCTTTTCAAAAATGAGGAAGTATGTAGCAATTTCTATTGATTTTTCTAAATTCGATGTTACTCAATCACCTGCTGTTATTAATAATGAAAATAATTGGTACTTGAAGATTGGATTTCCAATTAACTATGTCTCTAAAGCCTTTTTGAAAAGTAAACTTATGACTAAAGGATATAGTAATTGGTTCAAATACAAAATTCTTGGTACTCGTAAGTCTGGTGATAGTGACACTAGCTCTGGCAATACAAGAATAACAATGTTGGTCATCTACTCTTTTTTAAAAAACAATAAGTTTGTTAGGTATTTCACTGCGGCAAATGGTGACGATTCACTTCAATTACTAGATTATTATGAAATTATGAATAAATTTAAAAGTTTACCTATTTTTATTGCTAAATATAAGGAACATATTAGTAAACTTGGTTTCATCCCAAAGCTGCATTGTGTACTAAATATAACTAAAACAGAGTTTTTGAGCTCAAAATTTTATAAAGTTGATGGTGTATATTATATTGGTCTTAAACCTGGACGTGTTTTTCATCGTTTAGGCTTCCTAATGAGAAAAATGAGAACATGGTCTAAAAATGAGGCAAAGAGACTGCTAAGAGGTACTTTGATAAGCTTGAAACCCACTGCAAGCTTTGTACCATTTCTTGGATCCTACATCAACCTGTTGGAAAAATACTTACTGAAGCATAAACCTATTTTTAACATTGAATCAAAACGAAGATTAGAACGAAAAGATGACAAATATCCTAAATGTCCAGCTCCTGACACTTGGAATGATTTTACTGTATGTTACGGCTTGTGTCGACAAGATGAAAAAAATTTTTTAGCAGAAGTTGAAAGTAATATTAAAAGACATGGGCTTAGTTTTATAATGCATTCCAGGTGTGTTGCCACCATGTGGCAAGTTGAGGAGAGCGCCAATTTATGAATAGTCATTAATCTTCCTAACTGGGGGACGCCCCAACCGATATATCATAACATAGACACACAAGTGCACCATCTGGTATATCAAATAAAAACGTTACATTTATATAATTATTTAATGAAAAAATCAAAGAAACAGAAATTAAACAAAACACAAAAGTCCAAGTTAGTTAGGAAGATTATCAAGTTAGAGAAAAAACTTGGCAAAGTTAAAAATTCAAGAATTCCGGGAGCCTTTGCGCCAGTTACAAAAGTTGTTTACAAAGACACAAAGAAGGTGAGGTTTGAACATACTGAGTATATTTCAACCATTATACCAACTTCATCCGCTGAGTCAATTGTAGCAACTTATAGTATTAACCCAGGTCTAACTCAAACTTTCCCATGGGCGTCAAATTTGGGCTGTGCTTTTGAGCAATACAGATTATTCAAATTTGAAGTTCATTTTGAAACTAATTTAGCCACTGACAATTCCGGAACTATAGCCATAATTCCGGATTATGATTCAGCAGATAACAACACTGGAATGTCATATCAACAATTAATGGCACATGAAGATTCAGTAACCGGTCCTATTTATCGTAAATTGACAATGAGATGTTCTAAGCGAAATCTCCCAAAGAAGAAATTGTTCTGTAGAACAGGGGCGCTATCACCAAATTTAGATGTCAAGACTTACGATGCTTTACAGGTACATATAGTTACTATTGGATCAACAGCCACATTAGGACGAATATTTTTTAAATATGATATTGAGTTTTATAAACCACAGTTATCAAATTCTCCACTTGAATCATCAATAATAGTGAATACTGATCCCAAGAGTGCAACTGAACCTTTTTACACGAGCTATTCTGTTCCTGCCACCATTACCGGAGGTATCTCAGCAGTAGTTCAAGCTGCTGACCAGATTAACTTGTTTGAAAAAGGTAAATTTTTTGTCCGGGCAGTTGCCAATGGAGTTTCACTAACTGATGTTGCAGATATTGTGTTAGTTGGTAAAAAAGGAGATTTTTATCTGCATGAAAAAGCTAGTAATACTACTGATGGAATTGTCAGCTTACTGTTTGAAACAATGGATAATATCAGTTCAACCAACCCTTTGCAAATACATTGGGATGGGGCCACTGGTACTGTTGGAGACACAAACTTCTTCTTAACCCGAGTTGAAAATACGATGTTTTCAGCAATGAAGGAATTAATGAAAACGAAGAAAAAGACTGTCAGCAAACAGAAAATAAAGAAAATGGTAGTGGATATAAAGAAACAGAATGACAAGGACCAAAGGGAAAAAATGTTAACCACTTTGTTAGCATTAATGAATGATGATAAAGGTAAACCACAGTGAGTCGTGGTTAGACTATAATGGAGGGG